AATAACGGGTCTCCCATTTTTCTTTTGTCTATTGAGAAGAAATCTGTTACGGTTTTTACTGTTTCTTTAAGAACGTCACTTTGACTTTCATTTTTGTTAACTACCAAATCAATTTCTAAACCTAAGTCAATAACTTCACCACTTTCAATATCCAGATAATCATTTAACATTCTAAATTTAGATAGGTAATTTAAAACATTTTGTTTCAAAGTATTGGATACTATGTCGGTCAAATTACCTTCATCATCGTAAGATAATAATTTGATTTTTACTTTATTATCCTCTTCCATAACACTAACCTTGGCCGGTGCACCATAAGTTGACGGCATTGTCTCAATTAACGATTTATAGTCATTGAGTGTAACCGCTCTGTTTTGTGCCGCAAAGTTATATGCTATCATTCCTCTAATTTCTTCGATTGTTGGAGAATCGGCTCCACCAACCGCAGGTGTAATGTTTGTTACACTTAAGGATTGTGATACTTGGTCGTTAATTGAACTATTAGGTCCGTTTAATGCAAAATCAATCGTATCTATCGATGAAATCACGTTTACCCCTAAATTGGTGTCTTTACCCCCACCAACTCTATATTTGATGAACAAGGTGGTACCTGGTTTTGGAATTGTACCTAATGATACGTTATTCAAGAAAGTTGATATGTTAACCTTCATTGTTCCGTTCATATAGTTGTCCAAATTATCCATTGGGTCTACATTACCTGAACCAAAAGTTATATGAAAATATCCTTCGGGTGTGTATTCTGATATAAATTTATTATCAACTCTTACATAATCTCCCGACGTAAAATTGTCTCTATCTGATACTGTTGTTGGGTCTTCAATAAAAACTCTATCTTCCATTAATGACTTCACTTCGTACCATTTATTGTCGCCATTAAATTCATCGTATGTGGGGTTCGATATAAAGTTAGTACCTGATTTGTGAATCATTCCGACAACACCTAATACATTTCTTTCGGGTAAAAATATTTTAAAAAATGGTTTTTGGTCAATTTCATTAATTACCCTTCTGTATATTTTTGTTGTTCCGTTTACCACAGCTTCTCTTTTTGTTATGGTATATGAAACTAATTTGTTGTTATTATCAAAATTCGGAATCTTTAATCTATTTGGTTCTCCTTTACTATTAAATGGACTTGAGAAATCAATGTCATCTATTGTTTCAAAAACTTGTCCTCCTCCCGAAACCTGTGCTCCCGATTTTAAAATACCTTCATATCTTTCATCATCCTTATCACCTCTAACCGGTACGTTTATTGAAAAGTCACATAATGCAACTGAAGGTCTTAAACCAGGTATTCTTAATCCATATGTTTTAGCAATATGATATAATGATTGTCTTTGTTGAGCAAAGTCCAACATTGTTTCTTGCCAAACTCTATCTATATGAAAATGAAGGTTATCAGCAACCGCAGCATTTAAGTCTAATAATACAGAATAAATTGATGCGTCGTTAAAGTTACTTATTAGGTCAGGATAATATTTTTTGGTTAGTGTTACCAACTCTTCTCTTAATCCTGCAAAGTCTCTGGTTGCGTATGATATTTCTTTTGCCATCTTATATGTTAATAATTATAAAGTCTGAAACTGAAAATGCTCCGTTATTTACGGTATAATCAAGTTTCACTTTAGCGGTATAAGGTTTACTTGAATAATCTGAAACCCTGAATAATCTTTCATCTTCATCTTGGGAATATGTTTTTGTTTGGTCGGGGTCATCCTCCGCTGACATAATTTCCAATGATTTTACTTCGACGTTTGGTATGTATTTTCTAATCCCTTCCCTAATTTCTTCTTCGATTTGTCCAAATGACACTACATCATTTTGTTCAAAAATATACTCGTAAATTCTGGTACCAAAGTCAGGTAAAAAATATCTCGACCCCTTTCTCGTTAAAAGAAGGTGTATAATATTCGCTCTTACCTCTCTTTGAGGGGATTCGGTTGTTTTTAAATATTCACCGTATCTACTATCTCTAAATGGAAAATCAATTCCATATGATGTTAACGCCATATCAATAAATATAAACAATACCAAAATGGTAATAAATAAAAAACCCAACCGAAGTTGGGTTTTAGTAGGGGGTTTCTCTTATGAACCACAACCTTCACATTCAAACGGTGAGTCTGATGGTTTCATACTCAACGCCGTTTCATTTTGTTCAAAATGAATTGAATTAGTTGGTGCGGTCGGAGCTTGGGTTGTTTGGGTAATCGAACCTTCTATTTTTTGTGTGGCACTAATATCAACACCTAAAGTTTTGATTGCGTCTACCGCGGCTCTTGTTCTTAAATAATACATACCTGTTTTTAATCCTAATTTCCATCCATAGATATGTGCTGCCAATAATTTTGGTTTGGTTACATTATCAATGAATAAATTCAAAGATTGAGATTGGTCAATGAAAACTGACCTGTTTGCCGCCATTTGAAGAATTCTCTTTTGTGACATTTCCCAAACAGTTTTATATGTCTCTTTTAACTCGGTTGGTATTTCAGGAATATTTTGAACTGAACCATTTTCAAAAATTAATTTGTTTTTGATACTATCACTCCACATACCGATTTTCAATAAGTCATTAACCAAGTGTTTGTTAATTACAACAAACTCTCCACCTAACGTTCTTCTAAGATAAAGATTGGTGGTGAATGGTTCAAACGCTTCGTTGTTACCTAAAATCTGTGCGGTTGATGCTGTCGGCATCGGAGCAACTAATAATGAGTTTCTAACTCCGTAATTAACGACTTCTTTTCTTAATGATTTCCAATCCCAACGACCTGATAAATCTTTATCAGTTTTGTCCCATACCTGATATTGGAATATCCCTTTTTCAATCGGAGAACCCACTATACTCTCGTATGGACCAAAAATTTTAGACAAATCTTTGGACGATGTTAACGCAGCAAAATAGATGGTTTCAAAAATCTCTGTTTGTAATTTATCAGCATCTTCACTTTCGAATGGTAAACCTAACATACAAAATACATCTGCCAATCCTTGGATACCCAGACCAACTGGTCTATGTCTAAAGTTAGAACGTTTTGTTTCTTCTGTTGGGTAGAAATTCAAATCAATTACATTGTTTAAATTTTTAACGACTTGGTATGTGTATTCATACAATAATTGATGATTGAATTCTCCATCAATAATATATTTTGGTAACGCAATTGACGCTAAATTACAAACCGCTTGTTCAGTTGGTGAACTATACTCAATAATTTCAGTACATAAGTTTGATGACTTAATTGTACCTAAGTTCTTTTGATTTGATTTATAGTTTGCAGGGTCCTTATATAACATATACGGTGTTCCTGTTTCAATTTGGGCTGTTAATATTGCGTCCATTAACTTTCTTGCCTTAACAACTTTTCTCGCTTTACCATCTTGTTCATATTGTTCATATAAACGAGTGAAAGCTTTGTCTTCGGGACTATCATAAGCATCTGATAAACCTGGTGCTTCGTCAGGTGAGAATAAAGACCAATCACCGTCTTCTTCAACACGTTTCATAAATAAATCAGGAGTCCACATAGCTAAGAACAAATCTCTTGCTCTCATTTCTTCCTTACCGTGATTCTTTCTTAAATCAATAAAATCAAATACATCTGAGTGCCAAGGTTCTAAATAAATTGCAAACGAACCTTTACGTTTACCACCTTGGTTAATCCAACGAGCAACTTCGTTATATGTTTTCATCATTGGAATTAAACCGTCAGATTCTCCACCAGTTCCTTTAATATAAGAACCTTTAGCACGAACATCGTGTACGTGTAATCCGATACCACCAGCCCACTTAGAAATCTTTGCAACGTCTTTAATTGTATCAAATAATCCATCGATGTCATCACCTTTATTTCCAATTAAGAAACAAGATGACATTTGTGCTCTACGTGTTCCCGCATTAAACAATGTTGGGGTAGCGTGTGTGTAAAAGTGTTGTGATAAGTCATCGTAGATTCTCAAAGCCATTTCTACATCTCCTTTACAAATACCAACGGCAACTCTCATATACATATATTGTGGTCTTTCCACAATTCTATTACCAATTTTTAATAGGTATGAACGTTCTAAAGTCTTGAACCCGAAATAATCGAAATCCAAATCTCTGTTCATATCAATGGCCCCATCGATAACTTCTTTATTTTCCATTACGAACTCATATACTTCGTCAGAAATTAAAGTAGACTCTTTACCTGTTTTTGGTTCAATAAAAGAATATAATTCCTTAATACATTGTGAGAATTTTCTTGGTGTTGATTTGTGTAAATTAGATACTGCAATCCTACCTGCCAATTTTGCATAGTCAGGGTGAGTTGTAGTCATTGACGCAGCAGTTTCTGCCGCTAATCTATCCAATTCTATTGTTGATATCCCATCATAAATTCCTTGTGTAACCTTAAGTGTAATATATGTTGGGTCCACATACTCCATATTGAGGTCTCCACATAAAGCACTAATACGTTTAGTGATTTTATCATACCTCATCTCTTCTAATTCACCGTTTCTCTTCTTTACTTTCATTTTACCAAAAAAATTTTAATTTTAAAAATCCATATCTGAAAACGCACTTGATAGTTCTTCTTCAGATTTATTATGTACACCCGCTTTTTGATATTCAGCAACTCTTTTCTCGAAGAAATTTGTTTTTCCTTGAATTGCAATGTTTTCCATAAAATCAAATGGGTTAGTTGAATTGTAAACTTTTGAACAACCTAATGATACCAATAATCTATCTGTTACGAATTCAAGGTATTGACGCATTAAATCTGAGTTCATACCAATTAACCTAACAGGTAACGCTTCGGTAATAAATTCTTTTTCAATTTCTAACGCTCCACAAATAATCTCTCTAATTTTAGTTTCGCTAAGTTTATTTTCAATGTGGTTGTTGTACAAATGACAAGCATAATCACAGTGCATTCCTTCGTCACGAGAAATTAATTCGTTTGAGAAGGTTAGACCTGGCATTAAACCACGTTTCTTTAACCAGAAAATTGAACAGAATGAACCTGAAAAGAAAATACCTTCCACTGCTGCAAAAGCAACAAGACGTTCAACAAAGGATTCTGAGTTAATCCACTTAATTGCCCATTCAGCCTTCTTTTTAATTGCTGGAACAGTTTCAATTGCATTGAAAAGTATATTTTGTTCTTCTCTATCTTTGATGTAGGTGTCAATTAATAATGAATATGTTTCACTATGAATATTCTCCATCATAATTTGAAATCCGTAGAAAAATTTAGCTTCTGTATATTGAACTTCATTAACAAAGTTCATTGCTAAATTTTCATTTACAATACCATCTGACGCAGCAAAGAACGCTAATACGTGTTTAATGAAGTGTTGTTCATCATTATTTAACTTGTTTTCCCAATCAGAAATATCTTGAGCCAAATCAATTTCTTCTGCGGTCCAAAAACAGGCTTGTTGTTGTTTATATAATTTCCACAGGTCGTGATGTTCGATAGGGAAAAGGACGAAACGTCCGGGATTTTCTGATAAAATCTTCTCGGTCATAGTATTTAATTTTTAATTTATTGGTTTGTTAATATTGTTCCCTTTTTTTCTTGAGCCTTTCTAAAGACTTCAGCTGCTCTGTTTGCTCTTTCTTGAGTTTTCTGTTCTTCAAAACCTAAAAGGGTATTTTGACTGTCAGTATCAATATCGAGATATTCGTTATTAAACTTACAGTTTTGGAATATAACACCATCTCTACCAATACGTGATTTCAATAGTGTAATTGTTGCTAAATTATGTTCTTTTTGTTCAAGTGTTTTTGCAATTGAAACAACAACGTGTCCAATTTGCGCCTTCTTAATTGAACCTCCCATTTGGTCTGTTGTTACAACTTCGGAAGAAATTGATTCACGATTACCTTGTGTTGCTGTCCAAATAACAAGATTAAATTCTGAAGTCATTGCCTCTAAACTTCTCATTACGTTACCTTCACCTTTCCATTCTTCACCAAAATGTGATTTTTCGGGTGAAATACAATCAATGTAATCAATTACTAAAACATCCACACTAAAACCTTCAGAATGAAGTTTTCTTAATTTTGATTTAATTTCAGAAATAGTTACAGAGTCACTTGGCATTTTTAATAACTTAATTTTTCCTGTTGACTCAGATTCTTTTTGTTTAACAAGTTCAATAACTTCTTCCTTTCTTTCAATTTGGTCATCAGGTGCGATACCTGTCCAAATTGTGTAATGTTTTCTTAAGATGTTAGTTACGTTGTCTTCAAAAAAGATTTGTAAAACATTCTTTCCTTGGTTATATGCGGTGTTCGCAATTTTAGTCAAGAACGTAGTTTTACCTGTGCCTGTTGGTGCTAAGATAACACCTAATTCACCAACACCCAAACCACCTTTTAACAAGTTATCCAAACCTGTAACACCTAATGGTACTGGTAGTCTAGAATCTTTTTCTAATGCTCCTGCGATGTTCTCAAATACATCTCTAATATCATCAGATGACGCACCTACTTGTAATGCATTTTGAATTATCTTTTCAATTTTTCTATATTCTTCAAAGTCACCATTCTCAATGATTTTTTCTACCAACTTAAGTTCTTTTTTAAGGACTTGTTGTTTACAGAAATTCATTGCGGTGTCTTTAATCCATCCTTCGTCAGTTAACTCGTGGTCTCTGATATTCTTTAAGGTGTCAATGTGAATAGACGTAGTAGTGTCTTTCGTATTTTCACTCATAATTTTCTGACCAACGGTATCATATGAAGGAATTTCACCATACTTTGAATACATTTCTTTTACATTCTCGATAATGTACCTGAAATATGGTCCGTCAAAATACTTACTTTCAATTACATCAATGATAGTTACCGCAAACTTCTTGTCTTCGATTATTACTTTGATTAACGATTTTTGAAATGTCGGTCCTAATTGCCCAAAATTCTTTTCACTCATTTGATGTATATGTTTATATATTAAAAATTCTATTATTAAAGTTCATACTGTAAGTAAGTTGTTTCGAGTTCGTAGTCTGACAAAACATCAGTTAACTCTGACAAAATTTTCCTAACTTTTGGTCTAATGTCAACGGCGTATCTTGCCTTTGGGTGATAGACGTGAGCTGGAAAGATTCTTGAAATAAATACATCGTCATTTAACTTAACTTCCAATAAAAAGTGCTCTTCTTTTTGTGGTTCATTATCTTCCACATTCTCGTTAGATAGGAAATAATTTTGATTTTCACACATATAATCAGAACTTTTTATTTTCAAATCTTCCGCAATTTCGTCACAAATATTTTTTACGGTGTAGTGTAAATCCATAGAACGTCTTGCTCTTGGATTATATCCCTTAACGTTAAAGAATCTATGAATGATAAAGTTACCTTCAAGGGTTAAAAGGAACTCAAATTTAGTTACGTCTTGGTTGTTCATTTTTCTATTTTTTTTTAAATTTAAAGATGTGCTTATTTTTTTCTTTTCTTGTTAATCTCATAAATGGGTCTAAAAATTTTACCCATTGGTCGTCCGATTTCGGTAAGAGGAGTGATACACCATCCTCCGTCATCATTTTCATAGTATTTTTATAAGAACGACCTTCTGTGTCCAAGTTTTCATTTATTAAGTCATTTATGACTGTTTTAGCCTCATCACTTAAGAATGGTTCTTGTAGGTTAACAATCATATTATTTACTTGGAAGAACTCCTCTCCGAATACACCGTGTTTGGTGACACCAGTCAATAGATTCCTAACAAGCCAATTATCTTTGTCCTGTTCAAATAAAAGGTTTCCCTTTTCTCTAATTTGTTCTAATGTAAGTGGTGTTTCTTTTATTTCAGGAAATAAACTAATGAGTCTTTTGATGCCCATATTTTTTATTCCTGATATATTGTCGGAGGGGTCACCACAAAGCATCTTAACCAATAAAACATTTTCGATTAAGATACTCTCGTGGTCATACTCAATTTTGTCTAGTTTCTTGTATAATTTTCCGTGAGATGGATTAAACAGTTGTGTTTTTTCATTTACAAGTTGGGCTAAATCTCTATCGGATGAGTATATAATCTTTTCTTCATTTGGTGAGTTTTGAACATAATATGCAACACAATCATCAGTTTCACAATTTGCAAACTCTCCCTGTCTAACATAAAGTTCTTCGAGATATTGTTTTACTCTTTGTCTTTGATAATTGTAGTTATCGATTTCTTCGTCAGTTCTAAGTCTACTTCTTCTGTTTTCTTTGTATTGATGATAGATTTTCTTTCTGAGTGAGGCCGAATCTTCACCATCCCAAAAAACAACAATTTTATCTAGTTTGTAAATCTCAAACGCTCTTCTAAGAGTATTAATAAAATGATAGATTGCTCCAATGTGCTTTCCCTTATAGTAGTGATTTTTGAGACCGTAGAAACCAATTGTGAGTAGATTATCTCCATCAACAAGTAAAACTGACATTTAATTTTTTTATGTTATTACTCCTCCTCTGTTACAACTTCAATATCTGCGTCTGCAACATTAACGCCAAGTTTGTTGGTAATATAATCTCCGTGTTCGGTTTTATATTGTTCAATACTTTTCTTTTCTTCAGCATCGTCTCTACCTTTAGCAAAATCGTGTGCTGTTACAAGAATTCTTCCATCCTCATATCCTAAACCATTTACGTGGTTTTTCATAATTGAGATTTTGGTTCTTGTTGCAATTTTTACTTTTCTCTTATCTTTTGTGATTGAGATTTTGGTAGTTCCCGCTCCTTTTTGATTACCAAATAAGAAAACCAATGTT